GCAAAGAACGAGCGACGAGATGCTACCTATGATTTTGGAACTAATCCATGTAGCGAAATCATCCTCCGACCTTACCAGTTCTGTAATCTATCAGAAGTTGTTGTCAGGGCGTCCGATACGTTGTCAGACCTCAAACGAAAAGTACGTGTTGCAGCTGTCCTTGGGACTCTTCAGGCTACCCTGACTGACTTCCGCTACTTACGTAAAGTGTGGCAGAAGAATACAGAAGAAGAAGCACTGCTTGGTGTTTCACTGACAGGCATCATGGATCATCCGACGTTGTCGGGAAGGAGAGACAAAGGTGTACTCAAGACTTGGCTTACTGAACTCAAAGAAGAAGCGATTAAAGCTAATGCAGAATGGGCGGAACGTCTTGGTATTAATGTTTCTACCGCTATTACTGCTGTTAAGCCTTCCGGTACTGTGTCTCAGCTTGTTGATTCTGCTTCTGGTATCCATCCTAGATACTCAGATCAGTACATTAGACGAGTTAGAGCGGACTCAAGAGACCCCCTCTGTCAAGTCCTAGAGGCCGCAGGAGTGCCTGTAGAGGACGACGTAATGTCACCCACTACCAAGGTATTCTCCTTCCCTATAAAATCCCCTGAGGGGGCTGTGGTGGCCTCTGAGATGGGTGCAATGGAACAACTTGAGCTATGGGAGATTTATCAGGACTATTGGTGTGAGCATAAGCCGTCCATGACATGCTACTACCGTGATGATGAATTTCTTGAGGTAGGCCAATGGTTGTACAATAAGTTCGACAAGATAAGTGGAGTATCGTTCCTTCCTTATTCCGAACATACGTACCAACAGGCCCCTTATGAACCCATAGACTTAGAGACCTATGAGAAGCTGAAGAAGGAGTTTCCTGAGTCCATCGACTGGACAATCTCAGAAAACTCTGACATGACGGAAGGGTCTCAGCAGTTAGCCTGCACCGGCAACAACTGCGAGTTGTAACTTACGGGGGCCTTAGCGCCCCCTTTTTTTAACGAGGTGTATACATGAACATCTATTCCTGTCAAGGATATCACTGCTCATTTTCAGGCTCCTGATTGATGTCCGCAAGCATCTGAGCCAACATAACTTTGTCAGCCCGTAGTGTAGCTAGAGTCTCTGCCGTTACGTTACCGCTGTTAATCATCGTGTCTGTAGCCCGTATTAGTTCTCTGACGACTTCCTTTCTTCTTCTTTTACGACCCATTCGGGCAAACCCCATTCCTAAACCAGCGCCCCCTGCAATTTGTGCCAGTAGCGGA